AGAGGACAAATTGGCAAAGGTTTACAACCTAACTGACGCTCAATTGTGCTTTAGGAGGGCAAAACTAGACGAATTAGGGGGTACAGACCTCTTCAGACAGGAATATCCCAGCACTCCAATCGAGTCATTCCTAACGTCTGGTAGGTGTTTCGTAGAGGAAAAGACCCTAGCAATAGCCGAAAGCGAGTGTTATTCCCCCGATTTCATAGGAGAAATTCGCGAGGGGCAGATATCTCCCTTAGAGAAAGGCGCCTACAAAGAGTGGTTACCCCCTATTCCAGACGAGAGTTATGTTATCGGCGTCGATGTTGCCGAAGGTCTCAACTATGGCGACTACAGTTGCGCTCAGGTTTTAGATTCTTTGGGCAGACAGGTCGCTTGTTGGCACGGTCACATCGATCCTTGGGAGTGGGGCAATGTGGTTAAGCAGTTGGGTCAGCGATTCAATACTGCCTATATTATCGTTGAACGTAACAACCATGGTCTAACCACTCTGCGAAGACTTCAAGAGGTTAACTACCCCAACCTTTTCATTGAGTCTTCATTAGACAATGCTTACGGAGATAAGCTGACCAAGCGAGGCGGCTTCCTCACGACAAGCAAATCAAAACCACTCATCATCGACAACCTCGCAGCCCTCCTACGACAAGAGGAAAGTGGCATCGCAGACTTGGAATTAGTTAACGAGTTACGGACGTATGTCATTGATGAAAAAGGGTCTTTCAATTCCCAGCGCGGGTGCTATGATGACAGAGTGATAGCTCAAGCTATTGCCTTGCATGGACTTGCATCAATGCCTCGAACGAGGTCGCCGCAGATACAAAAGCGGTATAAATCAGTTGATTCTGTGGCAGGGTATTAATGAGTGAGCTAGTCCAGTTCATTGAACCAGAAAACAAAGAGCCGTCCGGTGAGCAAGATTCAGAGATACAGAATCTTGGATATCGTTTAAAGACTCAGTTTCAGGAATTCAAAGACGCTAGGAAAGATACTGAGAAGGAGTGGCTTAAAGACCTCCGTCAGTTTCAGGCTATCTACGAGCCAGACGTTTTAGCACGGCTAAACGAATCAGGCGCTCGATCAAAAGTATTCGTTGGGCTTACCCGCACCAAGGTCATGGCTGCATACAGCCGAATAATCGACCTGTTGTTCCAGCATGGTGATGCGTACTTCGCGGTCCAAGAGACTGAGATCCCTCAGATAGATCCTCTAAAGGCAATGCAGTTAAGAGAAGCAGCTCAACAGCAGCTCATCCAAGCCAGCGGTCTAGACCCTGCCGCAAACCAAGATCTCGTTATAGCTCGAATGAAAGAACTCGAAAGCGAGTTTAAGGACGTCGAGAAAAAGATTGCGACGAAAGCCGCAGAGAAAATGACGCGAGTTATTCTGGACCAGCTCCAAGATGTTAACGCTGAACAGAAATTAAAAGAATCCATCATGGAAAGCTGCATCTTCGGAAGCGGTGCTGTGAAAGCCGGAACGGTCAGGATTGATCGTAAAAAGAGCTACAGCAAAGTGATGGACCCACAAACAGGTCAGGAAAAATTTGCTTTATCAGAGATAGAGCAACCGGCACCAGATCTAGAATCTGTTTCTATTTTTGACTTGTACCCAGACCCTTTCTGCACATCTCTCGAAGATTGTGATGGGTTATTTCGCCGCCACGTTTTGACCAAGAGACAATTCCGCGAACTGGCAAACCTTCCAGGGTTTGACCCAGAGATCGTGAAGTACGTCTTGAAGCAGAACAAGAACGGCAATCACCAAGAAGAAGACCACGAACGAACCCGACGTCAGATATCAGGCGTTCACGACCATGGCGAGTCTGGGCGTTATGAGGTTTTAGAGTACTGGGGAAATATTGACGGACACGCGCTGAAGGAAAACGGTTTCGATTTAGAAGAAGGCGTTGATCTAACTGAGGACTATTCGGTCTGCGTGTGGATCTCAAAAGAAAAAGTTTTGAAGATTATGTTGAACCCGATTTCGGGCTACAAGATTCCCTACATGATTTTCCCATACGAGAAGTCCCCTCACAGTTTTTGGGGGACAGGCGTTCCGGCAATGATGCGGGACTCGCAGACTACGATGAATGCGGCGACTAGAATTTGGATAGACAACATGGCGCTATCCTCCGGTCCCCTGGTTGAAGTAAATACAGACCTACTTGCTGACGGAGAAGATCCAACGGACATTCATCCGTGGAGAGTTTTTCTCAGAAGCGGTGGTGATGGCTCAATGCCAGCCGTTAGGTTTTATCAACCGATAGCGAATGCTAATGGCTTGAACCAAATCGTAGAGCTGTTCAGAAGATTTGCTGACGAGACAACGTCCCTCCCCTCTTATACGCACGGGGAGCAAACCAGATCAATGAACAAAACGGCTACAGGCATATCAATGCTGATGGGTGCGGCAAACGTCGCGCTGAAAAGCACAATCAAGAATATAGACGATTTCTTACTCGAACCGATGGTCGAAAGCCTTTTCCATTACAACATGGAATTCGGAACAGATGAGGAAGCGAAGGGCGATTTAAAGATCGTCCCCAGAGGAAGCACGGCTCTGGTCCAAAAGGAAGTGCAATCCCAAAGACTCTTGCAGTTTTTAAGTCTTGTAAGTAACCCCATGGATGCGGCGTTAGTGGATAGAGGTCAATTGCTTCGAGATATAGCGAAGAGCATGGACATCGATCCAGATGAAATACTTAAATCTACGGAGCAACTTCAAGCTGAACAACAAGCAGCCCAACAACAGGCTCTCCAAGATCAAGCTATCGCCGGAGCAAGCTCAGGCGGTCCTATGGCTCAAAGCGCAGCCCCAATGGGACCACCTTCAGAACCTCTTATGTAACCGACTTGAGGATGCTCAAGATCGTTTATCAGTAGCTGAACAAACGAATTTTAGGTTCGAGCAAGGACGACTCAATGAGTTGCGTTTCTTGCTTGAACTAGAAGGTGCAGCAAAAGCTGTACTCAATAAGACACAGACCCGTGCCAATCGGATATCTGTGATTTAGCGAACATCCAAAAGGACTCGTAACAAATGGCAAATAGAAATGACCCAGAGCGATTAGAAAAAGAAGCCAAGCAAATGATGGAAGAAGCTTATCCGCAAACTACTGAACCCGTGGCAACGGACACTCAGGAAGTTGAAGAAGAGTTAATCCAAGAAGCCCCCGTCGAGCAGCCGGAACAGGTGGAATTTGAGGGAGAAGCTCCTAGTGAAGACGAAATTCGCGGCGAACAACCGTCAGAACTAGACGTCCTTATGTCGAGAATCGACAAAGCGGAACGTGCAATGAAAGGCGCTCAGGCAAAAATGACGAAGAGTAACCAGGAGGCGAGTGAGTTGCGGAACAAAAACGCAAATCTACTTACGGCTGTTGGCGACTTGAAAGGTCAGCTTGTAGACCAGCAACGCGATGAATCGAAGATCAATCAGCTTAGGGAAGACTATCCTGATTTTGTACCACTCCTCGATGACAACGATGCACTACGAGCGGAGATTGGAAGGACCAGAGAATCATTAAACGCTGTAGAAGATGAAAGGCAAAGTTTAAAAAACATAAAACTAGAGGAAGCACACTTCTTAAAAATTGAAGCGTTGCATCCAGATGTTTCTGAAATCACTCAAACAAGTGATTGGGCTTTATGGCTAGACTCGCAAGGCGCTGATGTTCAGCACTATGTAGATGCTGGCAGCGCAAACGATGTCAATTATGTTCTCAGCAAATTTAAAGATGACTTGAAAATCCAAGCTCCTACGCCGCGAGAAGCTGCTCTCGAAAAGGCACAGTCGGCGGCAACGCCGCGCATGCCTAAAGCTCGAAAGCAGAAAGTTGGTGGACAGAAAACTTGGACAGTGGATGACATCACTCAGATGCCATTAGAAGAATTCGAGCTACACAAAGCGGAAATTCTTCAGCACATGTCAGAGGGATCTATTCGCCGTTAATTATTTTTCTCGCATGAGGATTTTTTAAAATGGCATTTGGACATAGCACGGGCGCAAACTCGGAAGTAAATTTCATACCCGAAATATTTAGCAAGCTACTGCAAGCTAAATTTTACAAGCAGTCGGTTTTACCGGCAATTTCTAACAATGACTACACTGGGGAAATCACCGGTCAAGGCGACAAGGTTACTATCAGAACCGTACCCGCCGTAACCATTGGTGACTACGCAGGATCAATTACTACGCAGGAGCTTACAACTTCTAAAGTGGAATTGTTGATCGACAAAGCGAAATATTACAGCTTTGAAGTTCAGGATATTTTGAAGGCTCAATCCAACATCGACCTTCTTGAGGCGGCATCTGGTGATGCTTCTGAAGGAATGCGAGTTGCGGTAGAGACAGATGTTCTTACAGGTGTAGTAACTGGAGCCACAACAATTGGCTCTCAGACAACTATCACGGCAGCTAACGTGCTGACCACGATCCTTGGAATGTCTACGTCGCTCGACAATCTGAACATTCCAGAGGAAGGACGATTCATCGTTGTTTCTCCAGAGTTCGTTAGTTTGTTAAAGCAGTCAGAGCTTCGTCAAGCGTACCTCACAGGGGACGATACAAGTCCTATCAGGAACGGAAAGGTTGGCATGGTTGACAGGTTTACTGTCTATCAGTCCAACATGCTTTACACACCTGGTTCTGGCGCCGACAGTGGTTACACGCACATTGTCGCGGGTCATCCTAAAGCGATTAGCTTTGCCAGCCAGTTCACTAATGCGGAAACCATTCGTATGGAATCCAAGTTCGGTGATGCGGTCAGAGGGCTAAACGTCTTCGGTTCTAAGGTAGTTGTACCTGATGCACTGGTAATCGGTAAGTGGACTTAATAAGTCCTTCTAAGGGGGAGAGCCTTCGGGCTTTCCCCTTTTTTTAAAGGAATCAAATGAGCGTTAAGACAGAAAAAGACGATCTTTATAAAGAAACGATTTCGACATTTGACGTTAAGTTGGACCGCAGATTAAAGCTTTCTGAGCTGAAGGATCAGGTCGAAAGGCTACAAATGAACAAAGACAATCCTGTCCCTGCCGCAAAACTAAGGATCCCGAAAATAGTTAAAAATATTTTCACTGGCAACGAGTTTCCGTACACGGATTCGTTTGCGGGTCTTCCTGATCTAGAGGTAACAGAGTGGGAGGAGCTAGATGGCGACGATTAAAGTTGTAGATGTTCTCGCAAGGATAAGCATTGTTTTGCAAGACACTGCCGCAACCAGGTATACCAACGCAAATCTGGTGAAGTTTCTCAATGACGGTCAGCGGGAGGTAGTGCTTCACAGACCTGACGCAAATGTCACAACAGAAACCTTTTCGTGTGCAAACGGAAGTAAACAAGCGCTGCCAGTGGCAGGACTTAGGTTGGTCGATGTCATTAGAAACGTAAATGGAAACGCAATCACGCAAGTTGAAAGGGCTATTCTGGATCAGAACCTACCCAACTGGCATGAAACCCTAGCTGGAGCAAAAGGAATCGAGCATTTTGTTTACGATTCTGGAAACCCCAAAAACTTCTACATATACCCAAAAGGAATAAGCGGAACTCACTCATTAGAGATTGTTTACTCCTCTATTCCATTAGTTATACCTACGGCTTATTCATCCGCGACCAATATCGCGTTAGACGATGTCTACGCTAACTGCCTTGTAGATTACACCCTTTACAGGGCTTACCAAATCGACTCTGCGGAAGGAAATATTCAAAGGTCTGCAATGCACTTTCAAGCATTTAGTCAAAGCCTTGGGATTAAAACTCGATCTGATGCGGCATCTTCGCCTAGACCAACAGGAGCTTTAGGATGAAGTACTCAGATTTCA